TGGTCGCCCTCGGCTGGCTTTTCTATTCCTGAGTTGCTTGTATACGAACTTGCCATTTAGTTAGCCTCTAGTTCCTTTACTTTATCCGATAGTTCTTTAATGGCCTCAATTAAAACACCAGTTAAACTACTGTATGCAACCGACAAATATTTGTCCTCTGTTTGATCTTCAACTACTGCTTCTGGAATAATGTTTTGCATTTCTTGAGCGATAACGCCTAAAGAACGAACGTTTTCTTTATCAAAATAAACGCCTCGCATTTGGTTTATTTTATCTAATGCGTTATCAATTGTTTTAATGTTTGATTTTAATCTAAGATCAGAGGTTTCGGTTACTGTACCCGTAACGGTTACTCCGCTAGAAGTTGTTGCAAGTTTTACCGAATTATCATGATAGAGAGTAACTGCACCATTTTCAGCAGCAATCATCATATCCTCACTAGCATCATTATTCATAAACCTAATCTGACTACTTTGTATTCTTAAATCGCCCGTTCCTACGTCTGCAATAATACTGTGCGACCCACTGTGTGAAATCTGTAAATCAGCGCTATCGCCAAGTTTAATAACATCGTTATCACCCATGTTAAGATGCGTAGCAAGGGTGGTTTCACCTGTTACCCCTAATGTCCCACTAATAGCTAGATCTTGAGACATTACAACATCGCCATCAGCTTCTATTTGTATAGCGTCTGTATCACTTGCAGAACCAACGTAACCAGCATCCGCTATCACTACATTTCCACCAGAAGTGATATTTCCTGCAACTGTTACATTTGTAGTTCCTGTGGGAATTTCCAAGACATCTGCGTCTGCATCGTTTTTAATGGTTACATCGTTCGTGCTGCCTTGACCTGTAAGTATTAAACCTTCGGTACTGGTATAACCCATTGCTGCGTTATCACCTGCGCTCGTGTCTCCGTCAGCATTAATACTAGCCCCGGTTATATCTCCGGTAACATCTAAATGCCCTAAACTACTCAACTGCATTTTTTCAGTGGCTGTCTCGCTTGCACCTACTTGAAAACTTAGTTTAGTAGCGTTGTTATCCGCTGCAAACGTATCTTCAGCTACCGCAGCAACAGAACCAGCTAATAATATAGCGTCTGTTCCACTTGCTTCATCTGGAGCTTTAAAATCTATTCTTCCTAGAACACTGCCAGAAGTTACTGTAGTGTCAGATGTTTGTAGGTTTAAAATAGCACCATCACCGGTTTTAAGTGTTAGATCTTCTAGGCTTAAATCTATTAATAAATCATAAACAGCCGCTCCAGAACCAGCACCATCAGTTGCAATCATTTTTACTTGACTTGCAGGAATTACAACATTAGCGCCACTTCCTTGAGAAAAAGTAAGCGTATAACTGGTTGCGTTTTCTATTATCCAAACCTTAGACAAGGTGTTTGGTGCAAGAGTTACTGTACAAGCTTGACCGCCACCAGTGCATTTTAAATAAAAGCTTCTGGCTTCGTCAGAAGCTCCATCAGCAACAGTAATAGTATGTGTTGACGCATTAGCTATTGCTTCTGTTCCGTAGCTAAACGCTTCCGCTATTAACTCTAGATTTGTGTTAGTCGTTGTCCCCCAGGAACCGCTTTGCTCTCCTGTAGCTATTTCTTCTAGTCGAAGATCGTTTACATATGTACTTGCCATTTGCCTGTCCTTTAAGCCGCTATATCATTCCAATTGGGTGTTTGCGCTGTGTTTATTTGCGCCCAGCTAGGTGTTTGTGAGTCAGTTACAGTATTCCAGCTAGGTGTTTGTGAGTCATCAATCGGAAGCCATGTGTTAACCGAACCAATTTGACCGGTAGCTTGAACACCAGTAACTTTAAATTCATCTACAACTGGTTGCCCATATGGTCCAGAAAAATATTGTCCTCTACTCCAGCCACTGTATGTTGTATTAGCCATTATGCAAACCTTATTAATGCACCGGTTGCTGTTTCAGCCGGAAAGTCTATTCTAAAATCTGGATTACTCGTTTTATCAACTCCAAAGTCTAACACGCAAACAGCTTTGTTACTTTGAGATGAATTATATATCAACGCTCCACGAGCGGTTATGCTTGATGAATTCCAAAAAGCATCTTCAAAGCTACAAACAGCAGTGGTTCCTGTTGTTTCCGGACTCTTGTTTGTAAGAGTAAATCCCCCTGCGTCGTAGTTTGTTCCGCTCACCTCGTTTGAAGTACTGTAGGCTGTGGTCGTAGCATCTAAACTTGCACTCGATGTATACAAAGCTATTTTAAACGTGTGTCCCCCAGAGGATTTAAAATTATGTACCCCTTCAAGCACTTCTTGTTTAAATGATGTACACATTGCTTCTGTTATAGCCATAATTACGAAACATCTCTTCTCAATGAGTCATATCGATACTCATCCCTAGAATTTCTGCCTTCACCCAAGTTTTTCAAAAATTGCAGAGCTTCGGTAAATCTTCCATTGTATAGGGTCAATAAATCTTGCTCTCCCTTCATAAAAGTATATGCCTCAACTAAAGAGCCGTAAAGCATTGCTAGAGTAGCATTTGTGCCTAACCAGCTTGTCCCATCGCTAGTCGCGGTTATAGACTGAGGCCGATAAAAATAGTGTATTTCTGTGGAATACCCTTGATCTGGGGTAGGCGCTATTAAAAAGGTTGTATCATCAAAATCAGCGTAGTACTGCGGTGTACCTGTGGTAGCCGGGTTTGGCGTGTAATCCTGTAGAAACGTAACGTGTTTGTACAGCAAAAAATCGTTATTTGAGCTGTTAACAGCACTTAACGAAAAAGGCGCTAAAAAGTCATCTGGCTTAGATAAAAACTTATTTCCAGAAGTAATTACCCCGGTAGCGTTTTTGCGAAAATAATCTAATTGAGCTTCTTTTAAAATACGCTCTTCGGCATTCTGTATAAATGTCGGCAATTGATTAACAAACGTCGTTTCCGTATTCTGGGTGTAATCTTGTATCGCTGTTTTTAAAGTTGTAAATGTAAAAGCCATATCATGCACTCACTGTTACGGGACCTGCGGAAGCAAAGCCACCGCCTCCCTTTGTATTGCCGCTAGTAGCTGTTCCGCTACTGGCAGTAAATGTGTAGCTGTCTGCGTTTACTTTAGTAATAGCAAAACCAGCCGCTGTTTCTAAAACGGCTTCAGTAAACCCATCAAATGCTTCACAAGACCTAAAAGTTACCGTATCCCCTGTACTTCTGCCGTGTCCTGGTTCATTAACGGTAATTACCGCTGAACCACTAGAACCTGAAGTAAAAGGATTAAATGGAAGCAAAACCTCTACAGCAGGTTCTTCTCTGGCTGGTCGGCTTATGCGTAAAGATTGTGGGTCAGCTTTTACAGGTCTTGGATTTAACTGAGGCTGTTTAGCTTCATACTCATCTTTGCCTACAAAAAGACCGTTCCATTCCATAATCATGTCTTTTATCTTATAAGACCTACCAGATCTATCTGAAATGCCTAATGCGTATTTTCCAGAAGCAAACCTAGCCATGTTAGATTCTCAAAGAAGAATAAGACGGAACGAGACGTAAAGCGGTTCTTTCGGCATCTTCTGACGCAGCACGTTGAAATTCTTCATCGTACATGCTCTTTAACATCGGAACTCGGTCCGGGGCTTTCTTAATAGCTATGTAATAAGCTAGTCCTGCTACCAAACAAGGTAAAAATCTAAAAGGCACATCCGCATTGTTAGTTGCAGCATCTGCATCTTCTATACGTTTTACTCTGTAATAAATAAGCTGATCTGTAGAATTTTCTGGAGCTGGCCAAACTGTTACTGTAGGTGTTATCTGCCTATCTATGTAAAATTGAGTTGGTCTTCCTTGAGTAGTCTTATCTGGAATTGTTAAATAATCTTGTCGATTAATTCGAGTAATACTTACATCAGAGCCATCTCTGCGAATCACAGCTTCTAGCATGTCCACACTGGCCTGGCTGTTAGCTAAACTTGGGTCTGACGATATTGTTGTGCTTGCGCTACTTGAACTGCCAGTAATCGTTTCTCCGGCTGTAAAATTTCCAGAAGGAACTGTTACCGTTATAGTAGTTGAACTTGGCTTTGTGATAACAGAAGCCGTTACACCACTGGTTCCCCCAGTAATCGTTTCTCCAATACTAAGATTAGTAGAAGCTCCTACCGTAGCCGTTATAGTGCCTACAGGATAAGAGGTAACCGCAGAAGTTGTTGAAAGATTAGCTAAAGATTGTGTTACTTGCTCTACAGTCCAAAGATTTAAACCCCTATTTGCCCAATCTGCAAACAAAAGATTCATAGACCTACGAGCAGTTCTAGAATCATACCCTGTTCTAAGCTCTAAACCACAGCGCTCAAAGGCTTCCTCTGTGATTTCGGCCATATCTAAATTAAAATCAACCGAACCAGAAGTCGCCATTGTTATCTCCTTAAAAAATCGTTAGCAATCACTAGGCATAAAAAGTAGTTATGCTTGCAGAAGCCCCGGCAGGAATATCTATATAAATTCCGTTTGGAAAAACAACACCATCGTCTGGTATATAAGGCTCTATATAATCGTGCGTTGTTGTAGCTACCTGAGTTGAAAAAATGCTTGTCCCGCTTATAGGAGATTCATCATAGTACGTTATATTGGCAACTGTGCCACCAGTAGTACAGTGGAGACTTTTTAATCGAGCTCT